TGAGGATGAGAGTGAAGGTCGCGGTGCTTATACTCCGAATTTTGCGAGTAAAGCAGAAAAAACAGTGACCGCTGCAGTCAGTTCATCTTCATCAGATGAAGACGACGCACTCAGTTACTTCCAAAAACTTGCAGAGGAATAATCAGTTAGAGTAAAGTCTAATATTCTCTGTTCTCTTAAGGGTTTCACTCACAAACTGAGTGGAACCTTTTTTATATTCCATTATATTATCTAAGTCATTGAATATTACATTCAGATATTGTGGTTTTAGTACGAAAATATTTCTCTTTTCGTTTTGAATGTCGTTTTCATAATCTAGATTAGTAATTGTTTTGGTTATATTGGTTTCAGATACAGAGGAACTTAATTTCGTATCAAAATATGTAACGGCAAATCCTACCGGGACAGTTATTCCTTCATTTACTATAATAGCACCACTGCTATTTTTTACACCGGTACATTCATAATGATGAACTTCATGTAATTTTTCTTCAGTTCCATACTTGTCAATTAAGAAGTTATGGTAGGAGTTTTCTGTTAATGGCCATTCAGTTTGGATATTATTAATATTGTTTGCTAGAAGAATTACCCAATCTAAAGTAGGATCGTCATAGATTTTTTCTGCAACATTATCAGGTCTCTCATCTCCTATGATTTGATACTTAGTAAAGAATGCAAGATTGGAGTAGATATCCTCTCTCAATTTTCCTCTTTTGAAGAGATTTTTAACCCTAGTATAATTGGATATATTATCTTCTCCTGCTGTTCGGTTAGGATACAGGAGATCTGGAACTTGTTGGAAATATGGTTTAGCCATTATTAGAATCCTGTAGTTGAACGATCTACATCACGAATATCATCATTGTAAATAGGTTCTAGTTCTTTAAATGTCATGCTTACATTATAGGCAGTCATTGAACCATCTTCATATGTCATATAGCTTCCATCAGGAGCATATTGCACATTAAAACCGGATAATGCACATGGTTTGATTTTATTTAAGAATGGATGATCGTCTCTTTCACTATTATAGACATATTTGATTTTATAAACTGCAGGAACACTCAAAAAGACTTTACCTCTTCTTTTTGGTGCCATTGTTTTCTTAAAGACTTTGATGATAGTTCTTACTGTTTCTGCTTCTGAATCTGTGCGTGGAGTAAATCTGAAATTATAATTAAAAGTTCTAAGAAGAGGACCACTGAAAAGGACTTCTAAATTTGGATTGATTGCGATTCCTGCTCTTCCTAAGAGGTTTGCATTAACTGCTCTACCTGCAAAGTATGCTTTAATAAAATCACCCATTCCACCAGTGTTTATAAAAGCTTGTGCTACTTCACCACCTTGTCCAATCAGGTTTCTAACTGCATCCATAGGTCTCCCTGCACCTCCTATTCCAATTGTATCAAAGGCAACTCTTCCTGCTGCTGCTTGAAGGGGATTCACTGTATCTTCACCCCATCCTACTGCATTTGATTCTTGTATATCAGGGACCATTGGTAGGAACATGGTAGAACCTACTCTTTTTATTCTTTGATAACGACTTTTTATACTTTCAAAACCAAACCATTCACCAGAGCTGACATCAACATTTTTGTTTAAGGTGACAGTTCCATTTTTACTACTTCCTGTGCCTTTGTTTTTGAAATCGTCTGATCCTAGCGCAGGTACATATTCAATAGGAGTAATTTTTATAAAGTCATATTGTTGTGGAGCATGATCTTCTGGATAGACCAAAGTGCGACTCTTAGAGGAGAATGCTTTTTCACTCCATAGAGTTCCTTGTCTTGGTTCTTCTACACCAACAACTGTAAATTTTGTAGTTTTTTTATTACCTTCTGAATCAGTTTTTTCCTCATTAGCTGTTGATTTATTAGAGAGTAGACCTGCAGTATGTTTCCAACTATATTCATTACTAATAAAAGATTTATCGTTTTCAGCATTTGATCCACTGAATATTCCACCATCTAGATTAAAAGTTCCATATAGACTACCATCATAGTTAAAGATACTTTTAGTGTCATTGCCTGGGATGGTCCACACAGTGAATTTACTGCCATCTATCAGAGTAGATTGAGATGTGGCCGTAGGATTGGCAGTGGTGTAATCGGTTTGGTCTGACACTATTATAATACTTTTTATTTATTTAGCAGTCCTAAGGAAATATCCATAAGGAATACTCTTCATATATTCTATTTCATCATCTTTTACTACATGTAAAAACCCTGCTACTTCTTGCCAGGTGTAATTTCTATAGTCATTCCAGTGGAAATTTACTCCCCTGAATCCCCATTTAAAGATATCAATACATGCAATAAGAGGGAAGTTGTCAAAAGCAAGGTCTTTAGTTTTGGGGATGTATATAAAGGTATAATATTTACCTACATCAGGGATAATCTCTGTTTCCTGGAAGATACTAATGATTTCCATCATAATTGATTCTGGATCAGTTAGTCCTTCTATTTTCTCTCTCAGTTGTCCTACTCTATCATTAGGGTTAAGAGTTTCATCCAACCCAAAAGTCTCAAGCTGTTGTCTTTCTAACGCTCTGTTTAAATCTCTATCTCTTCTTTGCTTAAGGGTTTTCCTCGCCATTATCTAATTCCTAGTTCTTTTTCGGTGATGATTTTAAATTCTACTTTATGATCTTTACACCATTCAGATGCTGCTTTCCATTTTGCTTGATTTACCTCATATGTTTTACATTCATAGAGATATGATTTAGTCACCTTTTTTCTTGGTTTGGGTCGTCTTGTTTGTTTAGCAGGTTTAACTTCAATAACATATGTTTTAATATTACCTGAATTCTCTTTTACCTTCATAATAAAGTCTGGAAAATAGCGACGAACTTTCCCATCAGGAGCACGATAGGGGATAAAGAATTCTTCACTTCCCCATTCAATAATATTTTCATTTAAATCACACCAATTACAGAACTTATTTTCCCAACTACTCCGACAGATAATATTACGTGGGTTGCCTGTATATTTCTGAGGATTTTTGGGTCTAAATAAACTCTTCTTACTTTCAGCCATACATAATATATAAAGTAAAATTATTTATAGATGGCAGGTCCAAGACCCAATAAAATCAATACTTCTACGATAAAAAGTAGAATATTAACTCTATCTCAGACCTCGGTATATCAGATTAAGTTACAGCCTCCTGGTCCAGTACAAGGTTTTCTGAGAAATGCAGATCCCAATATTGACTATGGAAGGGATGGGTTAGATATTGAGTTATTGTGTAGTAATGCAAGTTTGCCAGGTCAATCATTGGCAACTCATGATATGACTACGGATTATCCTGGTGTCACTGAGAAGATGGCATATCGTAAAATATATGATGATAGAATTGACTTTACATTTATGGTGGATAAAGATTATAATGTTATACAGTTCTTTGAAGGATGGATTAATTATATAACAGGACAGGGAACTACTTTTACTAATGATGAGTATCTTAGTAGGAGTCGTTATTACAGGATGAATTATCCGCGTAATTATAAAACTGACACTCTTTATATTTCAAAATTTGAAAAAGATGTATTGGGTTATTATTTGACTTATCAATTTATTGGTGCTTTTCCTATTAGTATTTCACCAACATCAGTTTCGTATGAATCAAGTGGTGTTTTAAATTATACAGCATCATTTAGTTATATGCGTTATATTAAGACTAGAAGTCAAGTTCCACCTCCTACAATTGAGGGATAAATAAAACACGCTGAAATCTTTATTAATTATTATGCCATTACCAACCATTGCGACTCCTACTTATGAGATGGAGTTACCTTCCTCAGGGAAGACGATTAAGTATAGACCTTTTTTGGTTAAAGAAGAAAAACTTTTAGTTCTTGCATTGGAGAGTGAAGATACTAAAGAGATATCAACTGCAATTAAAGCAGTATTAAAGAGTTGTATCAAGTCTAGAGGAGTTAAAGTAGAACAACTTCCTACTTTTGACATCGAATATATCTTCCTTAATATTCGTGGCAAATCAGTGGGTGAGGACATTGAGGTTAATCTTATTTGTCCAGATGATGGAGAAACTACTGTTCCTGTCACAATTAATATTGATGACATTAAGATTCAACGTGGAGAGGATCATAGTAAGAGAATTGCTTTAGATAAGAATTTGATGATGGAACTTAAATATCCATCATTGGAGCAGTTCATTACCAAAAATTTTGATTTTGAAGAAGGAAATCAGATGGATCAATCATTTGATATGATTGCTTCATGTATTGATAAAATTTATAATGATGAAGAGGTATGGTCTACTTCTGATTGTACTCAGAAAGAGATTATAGATTTCTTAGAGCAGTTGAATAGTAAACAATTTAAAGAGATTGAAGGATTCTTTAGTTCAATGCCTAAGTTATCTCATTCAGTTGAGATTACTAATCCGAAGACAAAGGTAAAGAGTACTGTCGTACTGGAGGGATTATCCAGTTTTTTCGCATAGCTCTAGTCCATATGGATCTAGAGAATTACTATAAGATTAATTTTGCCTTGATTCAGTACCATAAATATAGCTTAACAGAGATAGAAAATCTTATTCCTTGGGAAAGAGACATCTATGTGGGTCTTCTCCAACAACATCTTGAAGAAGAAAGGTTAAAACAGCAGCAACAACAAGCAACTTAATGGCTGAAGCACTACCACCAGCATCTACAACTAGAAGAGGGGTAAATCCATCCAAATTCATGGGTGCATCTTTTGCAGCCGGTAGTAATTTGTCGGATACAGTTTTCAATAATTCAAGAAAGATTACGCAGATAACAAGTATACTTAAACTTCGGAAGGAAAATGTTGATAAGAAACTTAAAGGTGAAGATATTAATAATGAAAATCTTGCAGAAAGATTGAATAATATTGCTCAAACTTTAGCAGTTTTAACACGCGCATTAAAGCAGCAGTTAATAACTCAAAAGAGATCTGCAGATGTAAATAAACAGAATATTAATGAGCAAAAGAAAAAGAATAGAGAAAAGGATTTAGAGAAACAAAAGGAGAAACAATCTGGTGGTGGAGGTGCTGGAAGAGTAGTGAATGCAATAAAAGCACCTTTTACTGGGATTTTTGATGCTGCCAAGAAGTTTTTTGGTAATATTGTGGCAGGATCTGCAGTCTTGGGATTGATGAAGTGGCTTAAGGAGATGGAGGATTCTAAATGGCAGAGTATGATAAAAACTTTACAAGATAATGCAGGATTGGTTTTAGCAGGAATATTGGCGATTGCTGCAATTCCTGTGTTAGCAACAGTGGCAACATTTACTCTTGCATTGGTTGGTGCAGTAGCAATATTTGGACCTATGATAGTAGTTATAGGAAAAGCATTGTTCTGGGTAACAAAAGCAGTAGCATTAATAGCAGCTCTTTGGGCAGCTGCTAATTTAGCGAAGAAGGGTGCCAAATGGGCTCACTCTAAGTTTGCTGGTGGTGAGGCATCAGCAGAAGGAGATATTGCAAATGAAGCAAAATTGAGGGAAGCAGGTGTTTCTCAGAGTTGGTTAGATAGAAGGATGGGTAGATATACCGTTCATACAAGTAAGATGGGTCCTACGGGAAAGATGGAGCCTTATGTTAGGAATGTAGGATATGACCAATTAACTAAAGAACAAAAAGAAGCAGTAGATGCTTTTAAGGCAGAAAGTAAGAGGATGAATGATCTTGAGAAAGAAAGGGATAAGAAATTAAAGGATTTGGGTACTGCTTTTAGGGCAGCGAATGTATATACCGTAAAGAAAGATGGTACAGATCCTGAGTGGGCTCGAGCATATGGTAAAGGACAAAAAATATTGCCACCAGAAAAGAGAGAAGAATTAAAATCTAAGAGAGCTAAGATAACTCAAGAATATGAGAATTTGATTAGATCCGGATTTTCTCTTTCTTCAGCAAATATTGGTGATATGAATGTTACTCCACCAAAGATAAACCAACCTTTAGGTGGTGAGGGTAGTGTTAATTTTTTACCTCTACCTAATACTTCAAGTGAAGGTGGAGCTAGTTCAAGTGTAGAAGGTGGTAATAGTGTTCCAAGTTTTTCTTCTTCTAGTGGAAAGGTTGGTAATCAATTTGTTTTAGGAGCTTGGAACGCATAAGATGGCAATACCTTGGGGAGCGCTTATACAAGGAGTAACTGGTGCTGCTAAGGCAGTAGGAAAAGGTGCTGCAAAGGGTGCGAAGGCAGCAGGAAAGGCAGTAAAATCTACTGCTAAATCTGGTAAAAGAATGGCACAAAATATTATTGGAGAAGGGGGTAGAAAGGATAGTGTTATTACTTCATCAGCTCCTCAGGCTATTCCTGCAACACCTTTAATACCTTCTAATATTACTCCTAAGACTTCAAGTCTATCTACTGGAGTTTTATCTATTGATAAAGCATTGGATAGGATTGATAATAGTCTTTTTGATTTGATAAGTTATACTGCTGATTCATCTAAGGTTCAGAAAACTAGTGCAAGGAGGATGAATGTAGAACGTAATATTCAAAGAAAACGAAAAAGAGAGAGCATCCTAGAAAGTTCTTCTAAGTTTATAAGGGGATTAGCATCTAAGGCTCCTAAGGGGATGAAAAAAACTTTTGATTCTATGGCAAAATTCCTTAATAATATAGTGATTGGATCTATTCTTCTTTATATACTTCAGCAGTGGGATAATATAGTTGCAGCATATAAAAAAGCAGTTGAGACTTTAAGAAAATTATGGAAAGCATTAGAACCTTGGGCCAAAGGAGTATGGGATTTCTTTAAATGGATAAGTCGGTTTGTTGTTGATTGGACTGCTAGATTATTTGGAGTTGAAGAACCTGATACAAAACCTATTTTACAGAATTTAAAAGAGATTGGTCAAACGTTGAAGCCTACAGAGGAGGAATGGGAGAAGATTAAGAAAGCTATAGATGTGCTTAAAAAATCACTAGTATGGGGTATCTTTGGTAAGGATCGGTCAGAAGAGAGTTGGTATAAAGGTGGAGAGGATCCTAGTAAAGCAACTGAGAAGAATATATTTGGTAGAACAAGAGATCAAATGGGTGGTGTGGAAAGATTATATATGGGATATTGGGATGCTCTTACTTTTGATATGTTTGATTTTGATAAGCAAGGTAGAATATGGAGTGGTTTTAAAAATAGAAACAAAAAAGACAATAGTTCAGGTTCACTAGTTAAACCAACATCAGGATCTAATGGGACTTTACCACCGGTTTCTATAGAATTGGACTCAAATAAACAACAAATGAGTAGAAGTGCTGCTAAAGCAAGTAAACTTTCTCAAGGATTAGATATTCATGCTTCTTATGAAATTGGAGGAGGAACCACTAATATTATTCTGGCTAATCCGGCGCAATCTTCATCTGGAAGTGGTGAAGGTGGGGTTAAGATTATGCCAATTCCTTTGGTAAATAGTACAACAGATGTAGCGGCTGCAATTCACCGTTACGAATTAACAACGGTATAATGACTGCAAATAATGCTACTAGAGCTGGTGATATTACCAAGTTTCTTATAACTTCGGCAGATGGATCAAAATCCATTGATTTTTCTGCTGTGGTACAGGATATTTTTTATTATGAAAGTGTTTTTAATCCTAGTATAGAAGTAAGAACTACCATTATGGAGACAGGTCTTACTGATAAAGGTAGTATTGGACCTTTTGGTGTTTTGGATTCTCTTCCTGTGAGAGGAGGTGAGGAAGTCTTATTGGATATAGAGGATAACCAGAGAAGACCAAATAAATTATCTTTTAAAAAACATAAGTCTTTATATGTTAATAAGATAAGTAATATAGATCCAGGAACTCAAAAAGATGTTTATAGTATAGAGTTATGTCCTAGGGAATATCTTGCTAATAATCAGACTAGAGTGGTTAAAAGATATGATGGGAGAATTAATAATAATGTAGTAGAGATTCTTAAGGAGAAGGGTGGGATAGAAACAGAGAAAAATATTGATACTGATGTAACTGCTGTTCCTTATAATTTTATTGGTAATGATAAAAAACCATTTCATGTGTGTAGTTGGTTAGCACAGAAAGCGATACCTGCTATAGATGTAGATGGTAAATCTGCTATTGGTGGTGCTGCAGGATACTTTTTCTTTGAGACCTATGATGAATATAAGTTCAAATCTATAGATTATATTTTAGGAGGAAAACCTAAAAAAAGATATATTATTACCGGTAAGCCGGAGGATGCAGAAGGATATGATGGAAAGATTTTATCGGTTAGTATTGATAGGTATATTAATTTAGAAGAGAATTTAAATCTGGGAGTTTATGCTAATCGGAGTTTATTCCTTGATTATTATGCTATGAAATATGATGTGAGGGATTATAATATTAGCAAGCAGATTGATAAAGTTAAGAATGCAGGTAAACAAGATTTAGCTTGGGTGCATGAAGCATTTAGAAAGGGTCCTTCACGATTGATGAGTCATATATTGGATGTAGGAACGCTTCCTTCGGGGAAAAATCCTGTAGAACAGTTAGAGAAGTGGAAGAGTGATCCTGAAAGACCTACATTTGATGCTGCTAATACTATGGTTCAGTCTATTATGAGATATAACCAGTTGTTTACTATTAAAACTAATGTTATAATTGCAGGAGACTTTAGCTTGCGAGCTGGTGACTTAATTTATTGCGATTTTCCTACTTTAACAGTGGATCATAATAAGGAAGTAAATAAGGAAACTGGTGGCATATATATGATAGCGAGTTTATGTCATAGAATCACTAGAGAGGATACTTATACAAGTTTAACTCTAGTTCGTGATACTTTTGGACGTATACCTTTTAAGGACTAAACTAATGAAAGAAATTAAGCACGATTTAGACCACGAAGTCTATATTGAGGAGGATGGTAAGGAGCATGTCAATCATGGGATGCACGAATATACCAAGGAAGACTTAGAATCTGCTCATGCGTATTATGATGAGTATCATAAGGATGATGTAGTTGAAACTAATGATGGTAAGATTAATGATTGGCATACCAGGCATCAGGATCAACATCTTGAAGTATATTGTGATAATCATCCTGATGCAGATGAGTGTAAAGTTTACGACGACTAATGATTGAACAGGGACTATTTCAGAAACATATTGTAGGTAGGGATGGGTTTATCTGGTGGGTAGGCCAGATTGTTAGTGACTCCTGGAAAGATAATATTGTAGGTTCAACTGTTAAAGAGGTTCCATTATCTAATCAGGAGGGATTTAGTTATAGGTATCAGGTTCGTATTATGGGATATCATACTGCGGACCTTGATGCACTTCCTGATGATCAACTCCCTTGGGCCGGTGTTATGATGCCAGTTACTGCAGGTGCTTCTTCACCTGATAGTGCTGGTGCAACTCCTAAATTAAGGGCAGGAAATTTTGTTTATGGATTCTTTTTAGACGGGGAGGATGCTCAACAACCTCTTATTATAGGTGTATTGGGTTATAATCAATATACTCAAGTTTATAAGGGTCCATCGGGTCCTTTTATTCCATTTATGGGACATGATCCCAATATTAAGGTTCCCTCGTATACTGTTAGGGCAAAAATGGTTCCTGAGAGGGATCTTGCATCTGGCACTGTGGAGGGTAAAACATCTGTTAGTCGGGTTGTTAAACAAGGTGACACCGGTGGGGAAAAGAGTAAGGATGATGTAAAAGAGCTTAAAGATGGAATAAAAAAAAGATATATACCATCTCCTTATGCATGTAAGAATAGTAGGTCTGCATTAGGAGTTCAGAATACTCTTAGAAATATGATACAAGATATTGAAGATGCAAAGGAGAGTGTAGATGAACTTTGGGATGATGTAAAGCAGCAAATGGTAGATGTGCAGAAGTATATTCAAAACACACTTAAAGCAGCTGCTAAACAAGTAACAGGTTTTATTTCTAAATTGGTGTCGGATGTATGGGCTTGGATTGAGAAAAAGATTAGTAGTGCTCTTTTAAAGGTATACAATTGGTTGGACCCAGTAAAAACATCTACTGCAGGAGATGCGGCTAGGATTGCTATGGATTTGTTGGCATGTCATTTTAAGAAGATTATCAATAATCTTTTTAAGATGGTCTTTAAAGCTCTTAGTGGTATAGCTGATCGTTATATAAATGTTCCTATTTGTGCTGCTGAAAGTATTATGGGAGCACTTGTTGGTAAAATAATGGGATTGGTGAATGGGATTGTAAATAGTATTATGGGACCTCTGGAGTCTCTCTTTAGTACTTTTGGTCAAGCACTTGATATTGTGGGTAGTGTTTTTCAGTTTCTTGATGATATTATTAGTTTTTTAAATTGTGAAGTTCCTCCTGAATGTCCTCCAAAAGAGTTGGAGGAATGGGCTATATGGTTAGGAACGGATCCTGAAGGAACTACTATTGATGCAGGAAATTTGGTTAGTAAGATAAAGGAATTTGCTGGTGGTGTAAGTGATGTAGTAGACCCAGATAATTTTGATTTTGATTTAGATGTAGATTTCAGTGATATATTTTCTCTAAATGATTGTAATACGGATGCTATTTTCTGTGGTCCTCCAAAGGTTGTTTTCTGGGGTGGATCTGGCAAAGGTGCGACTGGAAATGC